ATGTTTTAGGAACATTAGTTGTTTCTATTTTGCTTGGAAAGTCTGCATCTGTTAGTACCAACGGTATTTTGTTGGTAAATTTCTGGCCGCCTACTGTAGTAGCGGCTGCACTATTCCACTCTTGGATACCCCAAGTTGTAGCCTGGGTATCGATCCACCATTTGCCGTTTACTGGGCTCGCTCCCGGGGCATCTACTTGTGCTGCAAGTTCGTCTAAGTCTACATCAGCACGAACAATAAATGCCGCGTTGCTTACACCTAATAAACTGTATGCTGCTAATAGTCCATACTCGTTACGCTCTGAGCCATGAATAGGAGTTGAACTCGCTGTCTGCTCAAAGAACGGAACTCCAAACAGATCGGTAAGATCTCTTTGGCTGGTAACTTTAAATGCTTTGCCAGCATTTGCTTTGGTTGTTGCTGAAGCTGTGTTAGTGCCAGCTCCGTTTGTTTTATCTTGGGCTGTCGCTACGACGATAAGAGGAACTGTACCAGGTTCTGCTGGTGTATAAAAACTCTCGTCGATTACCGTAACTTGTACGCCTGGTGATGTTAGTGCCATATCGCCTATTCTCCTGGTAATAGTTGCTCATAATATTTAGCATACTATTCCAAAAACAGCGAGTTAGGTGCCGAACAAAAGGGATATAAAAGGGTAAATACCTAATGCGACCACTCTGCAAGGCCTGCGTACAGCGACCCCGAGCCATTAACTATTACAAAAACGATCGTGCCTACTACAGAACACTGTGTGAAATCTGTCTAGCACATGGTGCAGGTGCGCATGTTCCTCGTTGGCAACGTGCAGGATACAAACCCAAGGCTGTATGTGAAAAATGTGGATGTCGATCTCAACACGCCGAGGTGTTTAGGGTGTTCCATATAGACGAAAATCTCAATAACTGCAGGCCCAACAATCTCAAAACTGTGTGCTTGAATTGTGCTGCTATCTTAGGCAAAGAGGGCATCACTTGGAGGCAAGGCGATCTTGTGTCCGACTACTAGATTTGCACTTTGCTCATAAAGCTCATCAATAGACCCATTGTTATCGATGATGCTGTCAAAATCACTGCCCAACCATGCCCACTCCGATGCATGAATTTTACGCATCTTCATGGCATTAAGTCCTACGTTGTTGCCTTGATTAGCACTGATAGCGTCTGCATACCAGTCGGGTAACTCACCACGCTGTACCCAAACAATCTGACCACCTGCATCTTTAATTGATTTAATTTCGTTGGGGAATCTGCAGTCCGAAATAACTATGTGGTCTTTGCTGGTACGTAGTTTGTTTTCCAATGAAGCGATCCATATATCGTCATGAAACGATCTACGGCATACTTCTGTGCCCCAGTATTGTAACACCCATCTAGGAGTTAGTGTAGGCATGTCTAAACGTTCTGCCCACCAAGGATCTACTTGTTCCCGCCATTCACGAGCCTGTGCTGTACGTCCTTCCAGCATGGTTCGATCCCATCCAAATACACTGGCCACAGCATCTTTGAGTGTCGAAGCGAAACTTTCTCTGCGAAATTCGTGAAAATTAACTAGATAATCGGCTACAGTGTCTTTGCCTGAGCCTATAAAACCGCATACACCTATAATCATAAACTGTCCCCTTTAGAACAATTATAGCATGTACGAAATTAAAATGTCAACCAGTTATCCAGGTATATCCGCTGCCGCCGGGAACCAATTTCATTAGATCGTCGGTGAGTTTTTCCATCTCGGTTTGACCTTCTGTGATCAGTGCTGTACCATTGAGCTGGGTGCCGCCCTGCGGGCCTGCGATCTGTCCAAACTTGCTTCGGGCCTGTCCTAGCATCATTTTGCAGTTGGCCAACGCATAGTCTTTGATCCACTGTCCAGAATACACATCATCGATGATCACAAAGTCGGGTCGACTGTTGTATACCTGTAGCATTACTGATTCTTCACCGCGTGGACGTTGATGTATGATAATTTTATGACTTTGTGGATGCCAGGTAAAATTAATATAGCTACCAAACATCTTACCTACTAATTCTTGATACTGAGCAAACAGTTCATAGGTTAATAACCCACCCATGTTAGTAGAACTTAATAGATAGGTATTTGAATATGCTAAATTAAATGGTTCAAATACTGTGCCACCGGTACCGTTGCCGGTTCTTGAACCCACTGATCTACGGAATATTTGACGTACCTGCTGTATTTCTTTAGGTAGTATATACTCGTTAGTACTTTCAGTGAGGGTTAAAAACACATAGCTTTCCTCCACAGCGTTATCGCTTCGCTGACGGAAAACCGCTAGAGCACGATTAAGTGCTGTGTCGTAGTGTATGGGATCTAGTTCTACATCTACCATACCATCGCCTAGCATGGTTTTGCAGTAGTCGTAAACAGAATTTTTGGCTTGGTCTGATGTGCTCATACGAGTATTTATCGTAGCGGTAAATATATGACTATGCCAAGACTCAGTTTATACCGTCCCGAAAAGGGCAACGATTTCCGCTTTATAGATAGATCCGCCTGGGAAATGTTCCAAGTTGGCGGTACAGATGTGCTGGTGCACAGGTACATCGGGCCGGGGGCATCTATACAAGGTGATACTCCAAGTACTCCTAACTATACCACTGATAATGTATCAAACATACAGGATCTGTTATTTTTAGAAAATAGAGACCGCAAGTATGACCCCGATGTGTATGTGATGCGCGGTGTCTACAATATCAGTGATATTGATTTTAACCTCAGCCAGTTTGGACTGTTCCTACAGAATGACACTATCTTTATCACTTTCCATATCACAGATACTGTGGAAAAACTAGGTCGTAAAATCATAGCAGGCGATGTAATAGAATTACCGCACCTCAAAGATGAGTATGCGCTGAATGATTTAACGTTTGCGCTTAAGAGATTCTTTGTGATAGAAGAAGTTAGTAGAGCAGCGGAAGGATTTTCAGCCACATGGTACCCACACTTATATCGTGCCAAGTGCAAGCCATTAGTAGACAGTCAAGAATTCAAACAGATCTTAGACGGCATTGCAGATAGAGACTCCTACAAAGGCACGTATAACTCAACTATAACTTACTATCCCGGCGATGTAGTACTTGCTGCCAATGGTAAAAAATATCAAGTTATACAGGAAGTCACTGGCGTGGCTCCACCCAATACCACTTACTTTGCATTAGCAGATACGTTGCGAGATGTAGTCAGCACCTACGAAAAAGAAATGCAGATCACTGCCGCTGTATTAAATCAAGCAGAAGCAGATGCGCCGCGCAGTGGGTATGACACCAGCAAGTACTATACCCTGCAAAGAACTGTTGACGGAGATGTAGAGTTAGCCAGTGTAGATGCAGAGTCAGTGACAGTGGATGCACAAACACAGGCCACCGATGAAGCTGGGAATCTGCTGTACGACACAGATGGTAACGCTGTGTATGTTGGACAGACTGCCAGTAGTGTTATCCTGCCTGCAGACGGAGATGGGTACGAAGGTTATCTAACCGAAGCCGGTGTGCCTTCCAATGGTGCTCCGTTTACCGCAGGTATTTCATTCCCAAATAATCCTGTTAATGGACAATTTGCGTTACGAACAGATTATCTACCTAATAGACTGTTTAGATTTGATGGCGCAAGATGGCGCAAGTTCGAAGACAATGTGCGTATGACTATGAGCAATCTCGGTGCCAGTGATGTGGCCGCAGGCGCCTTTGCAGGCAAAGATGTAAGACAAACACAAAAAGCCACGTTCATTAATAACCCCACTGTGAGCACCATAGACGGACACACAGTCAAAGAAAAGCAGAGTCTCAGCAAGGCTCTAAGACCTGAGGCAGACGAATAATGGATTTTCACTACGACGGACAGATAAGACGCTATGTCACACAGTTTATGCGTGTGTTTATTGGATTTAAATATCAAGCCGGTGACGGTGAGCAGCGCCAGATACCTGTGATGTACGGCGACTTAACTAGACAGGTGGCCAGTATTATCAAAGACAATTCAGAAAACAAAATGCCTAATGTGCCACGTATAGCCTGTTATATCACAGGCATCGAAATGGATACCAGTAGGCTCAGTGATCCTACATTTGTGTCTAAGATACACATAAGGGAACGTAGATTTACAGACGCCAGCGGTACTAGAGAATACACAGGCGCTCAAGGCGGCAGCTATACAGTTGAAAGACTTATGCCCACTCCATTCAAACTGACTATGAAAGCTGATCTGTGGACTTCTAACACAGATCAAAAACTACAATTGTTGGAACAGATATTGGTGCTGTTTAATCCCAGCCTGGAAC